TCAGATCTTATATTATCTGTTGGATTAATTAATGTTTCAATACCCGTACATCCAAAAAATTGATTTATACTTTTATTGGAATAAGTAATATTGTTAGTTCCAGATACAATTGTTCCTGCTTCAGCAAATCCAATTGTAGAATCAACCGAAATTACAGAAGATCCTACCGCAACAGTTTCAAGACACTTTGTATTTGGAGTAATTTCAAAATCAATTTGAGGATTATCCTCATCATCTGCAATATAAAGTGCTAATTTAAAATATTGTCTATTATTTCTAGTAAAAGATTCTACTTCTGATATAGGTGAAGAATCAATATCTATATTAGCATTTGAAGATTTAGTAATTGATTGTCCTACTAAATTATGAACATCACCTACTTCTCTCCCACCAAAACCTACTACTTCTGCTATTACAATACCCCTTCTAGTATATTGAGCATAAGATGGTTTAATTAAAAATTCTTCTAGATTTATAATTTTTGGTGTTACGCCAAAAAGAATATTAAAAAGAATTCTAAATGATTCATCAGTACCTTTTGATTGATAAAAAGACTTTGCTTCTTTTATAAAATTACCAACATTTATATCAGAATTAAAAGAATATTCTTCTAATCCAGGAGTAAAAGTATATTTTAATTTTTTATAAAATTCTTTTAAAAATAAAGAACTTAAATTCTGCACAGAAGCATTTTTAGCATGAATTTCTGTTTCTGTATTTGAAAATACAAGTTCTTCTTCATCTAAAACACTATGATAAGTTGTAATACCACTAAATCCACGAATACAACCAGTAAAACTATTAGTTGTTATGCCAGTATATGTAATTATTTCATCATCAATTTTTAATAATCCATAAGTTTGTGGAAATCCTTTTGTATTATTAACATTAATTACAGTATCTGAAATTGAAATCCCAACTTCAGTAGTAACATATGTACTATCTACTACTACTTCTGGTGTTAAATTATCTAATTTCAAATATTGATCTAAATTTTCGGCAATATCAATTGGACCACCTTGATATTCCTGTGAAATATAATATTGTTTTAAAAATTCTGCTGTTTTTGGACTTTCATCCAAAATAAATTCAGGAAGCTGATTGTTAATAATCTGCTGAATCTTAACTTTAGATTCAAATCCAGTTTGTATCATACTACTTTCTTACTAGACTTCCGTTTGAATAACTTGATGTGTAATAATCTTTTGCGAATACCGTTCCTGATATTTCATCTCCAGATGCAATTACATCTCTTACAATATTTATTGAACTTTTTTCAAGATTAAAATTCAAATATAATGATTTTAGTCCAATGACATCATTAGATTCTGGAAATGCTTGTATTTCAATCGTTCCATTACTATTATTTGTAGAAACAATATTTATTGTTCCGATATCAATTCTACCCGTTTCATAATCAACTGTTCCTGCAGATTTTGCAACAACTCTTGTGAGGGTATTGCTAATAGGTTTTACTAATGACAAAACACCTGTTTTTTTATCAGCATTTGGTATATCTGTTAAGTATACTGGATCAGGGTCTGCATTAATAGTAAATCCAGTTGATTTGATATTATATCCATTAGGATCTACATGGAATTTATTACCATAGCACAATGTATATTGTGCATATTGATTAAGTAATGGTTTAATATCTCTTCTAATTTTTACTTTGGTAATATTGGAAGTTATAGAAGAATCACTCTTATCAATTATTTGAAGAACTTTACTATATTTGAATCTTCCACCAAATGCATTAAGATCTACTGAATTTCCATATGCTGTTAATGAATTTGTTATTTTAGTTTTTAATTCTTCTGATGATGAACTTTGTGCATAATTATAATAAATTGCCGAATCAATCTCTACATATAATATTTGAAGATCTACTATTTTTTGATTTATTCCAGAAATACTATATTGTTTTAATTGTGATAAAATTCTAGATTTAGTAAAATTAGAAACAAAAGTTCCATTTTTTGGTTTAATACTAATAGATACCGTCCCAAATTCTGGAGGGTCTAATTCTTCTCCACCTACAACAGAAACAGATTCTGTATCTGGATAAATCTTTTTAATTATTGATTCATAATCACGACTTGTTACTGCTCTATTTTGTGCAGAATATATTCTTGGAGCAAAATATTTAACTGAATTAATTGGTTCAATATCAGATCCATTATAAGAATTTAAATTTGTACTAATGGATATAGTATTTTTTAGTGCTACTATTTTATTATCTGAATCAATTAAACTTCCTGCAAATGAAAATCTAGATGCTCCATTACCTTCTTTTCCATCAGTAACAATATAATCTACAGTAACTATATCACCATCTTGATTTGGACCTATTCCTAATTTTTTACCAATTAATCCATCACCAAAAAGTAATTCATATTTTTCATCCTGAACTTCTTGCATTAAATATATTCTTGAATTTGAATCTACATTGATAATATTATCAACTAAAAAATATTCTGTACCATCTCCAGTATCAGATTCATTTTTTATATAAACATTAATTGTAGAAGTATCAATAAAAGAATTATTAAGAATAAATCTTTGATCTAATGAACCATCATATTTAAATTGTTTTGATAAAAATGTTCCTTGATAAATGTCAATATTACTAAAGGTTGCTATTCTTCCAGTATTTCCATCTGTAATATCTGTAGTTGTTATATTATTTGGAACTGAAAAAGTATATGAGCTATTGTTTACGTTTCCTGTACATACTAATCCTTTTTTAAGGGTTACAGTGGGCGTAATATTATTTGAATCGATTTCTACACTAAAACTTATTTGCGCCTTTGCTGCCGTCCTAGAACGCGGTACATAACCAATATTTCTTGCTAGTGATACTACATTCTCACGAAGAGTTGCCGAATCTAAAAAAGATTCGTTAACAATCATATTAGAGTTAAATGCCGTAATGTATGTGTTATATGCTAATGTATCAATAAGAACAGAAAAATTAGATCCTTCAAAATCAAAATCCGTAAATGTAGAATTACTACGGAGATAATCTTTAATGGATGTTTTTATCTGATCAAAATCTAAGTTTGAAAATTTAGTAAAAGGCATATTATCTTGTTGCTTCTAATAGAAACGAATATTCTTGAGTTGGAAACTCTTGTCCTATAATATCAAAGAAAATAGTTACATTAAATGAATTTTGATCTCTGTAAGGATCCACCTGAACAATTACATTATCTACTCTTGTTTCAAAATTAAATATTGCTGTTTCAATTTGTTCTTGAATAACAAGTGCAGTACCTACATCAAGAAAACCAAATAAACTACTACGAACATCAGAACCAAATACAGGATTAAAAAATTTTTCGCTTGGAATAGTTTGTACTATGTTTCTTATAGATCTACGAATCGCATTTTCATTCTTTAATATTTGTAGATCATTTGTTACAGGATGAGGATTAAAAGATAAATCAATATCTTTAAAGCTCCTGGATATCCTTTTAATGGCCATTGACAATGAGTTTTTCTTTATTTATATGTTATTCTTCAATATTTAATGTCATCGTGCATGACTTCCTGAATTACCCTTTTCTTTTGTTCTTTAGGATGCCATCCGGCAGAAGTAAATTCATCTACATTAATTTCATCAGTATTATATTCTTTCCATAATTCTTTCAATTCTTTATTATCCATAAGATTACTTTTTAATACAAAAAATATTTATCCATAAAAAAAGGACCCCTTAAGGTCCTACTTTAGAATTTATTTACCTTGCCCACGATATCGTTTACTTTTCGAGTTACGGGAAGTAGCAGCATACTTTGTGTGCTTTCCATTCCCCTGCCGAGTTTTCTTTGGTATACTTTCAATATAAGTACCACCCATTAAACCTGTTTTTGCTTTTACAGCCATTCATTAATCTCCAATAACTTCAGTTCTTAAATCTTCAGGATATGGAGTACCTGTCAAATAAAAGTCTTGTGACAGGTTCTCCATAATATTGAAATATTCTTCTTCTGTAAGATTTGAATGTATTAACTTATCCCTACAGTAAATATTGTAAGTATCGTTAGCCATTCAAATAACTCTGGTCTTCTCGTGACCAACTCTGACACGAGGATCACACCAAATTTCCATGCCTGCTTCGATTGCATCTAAACAGAAACTTACATCTTCACCACACATATCCTGTACTTCACCAGATTCAAATACTTGCATCTGTGGTGCAAACCATGGATATGTCATCTTCTCGTGTTCAAATACACCGTGCTTGATAAGTAACCATCCAAATCCTGTATAATCTACAGTAAATGGTTTTTTGCGCTTGGAGATACTTTCAACTGTTTCATGATTCATTACACCACCATTACTTCTGAAATCATCCTCCTCTAACCAGTGTGCTACTGATGTAGTCTTTCCATCTTCGGTGGCATACCATCCTGCTGCAATGTCATTCTCCATAAGAATTAATTGCCAGAATTTTTCAGTATTAAAAACAATATCAGAATCAATCCATAATTGCCAATCATAATTTAATTTGCCGTCCCATGGAATTTGATTCGGTCCACGCAGTACATTAGCTCCAAGGCACTTGCATCTTGCAAAGTTTACCATGGAAGAATAATCCTGCGAAATCTGAATGCTTGCTCCTGCTTGTACAATGTCAAAACAAAGTTGTACAAAACTCTTTAAGAACGTATATGATACATTTCTACCAGGTAGGCAAAATACAATTGCCTTCCCCTTTATCATTTCTTTTGCTTTATCGTAATCCCATTCCTCTTCTGTTGGAGTAGTCTTAACCGGCGTTTTTGCCTTTACTGTAAATCCTTTTGCCATAAGAATAATCTGTTACTATCGAATCATACAACATTATATAGCAATTGTCAAGTCGATTTTTCTTCCATAATTATAATCTCATCCCCATCTATCAACCATCGGATTTTTGTTTCTTCGTACCATCCCATCTCATTAATAATCTGTTCCGGTATAATAGTATAATATTCTCCTGATACTGTATCAACCTCTATGGTGGTAAAAATTATTTCGGATTTTTTTTGCATTTCCTTTAAATCTTCATCATGTTTTTAT